GCCTGCTACGCGCCGCAACCGATACAGAGATTGAGATTAGCCGGGCAGACAGCGAAAGCCCGTCAATCGCCAAAGTAACCAAACAGCGCGAACTGGAGATTGACGGGGTTTTCGGGTTCACCCTGAAGCGCGTCGAGCTGGGCCTGAACCATCGCGGCAAGCCGGTAACAAGCTGCATAGTCGAACCTACCGATGACCGGCCCGCCAAGCCGCGTATGAGCCTCACCAATGGCGAGGCTATGGCCCTGCGTATCCTGCATGACGTGATGGCGACGCAACCCGTCCAGGTGCCATTTCAGGCGGCAGAAGCGGGCGTGAAATCGGCAACCAGCAAACACGCATGGCGGGAGACATTTTTCGCGCGTTCAACTGCTGAGACGCATGACGCTAAGAAAAAAGCATTCAGCCGGGCCGCCGATGGGCTGGCCCAGAAGGGCCAAATTGGGGTGCATCATGACACGGTCTGGGCGGTCTGAAATGGTAAGCACGCGCAACCAACTATCACTTTTTACCCCCCAAAGCGACCGGGACAAACCGGGACAAAACGGGACAAAACGGGACATTTTGACCGGCGGCGAGAGACACATACCGGGACATTATATCCCCCCCCCCCTAAAGGGGGGGGGATTTTGTCCCGGTGTCACGGGTCGGGACATGTCCCGGTCCAGTCCCGTCCCGGCTGAACAAAACACAAAGCGTAACGAAAAAGAAGAGGGCAATTTCGACCCCGCGCGCAATTACCCGACTAAGGCCAGCATCAAGGTGGCCTTTGACCAATGGACCGCCGATGGCCAGCCCTGGCCACCCCCCGCCGGCCTGACCTCCGCCATTGCTGACCGGCTAATCCCCCGCCGCGCCCCCCATCACGGCAAGCGGTGGCGCTAATGGACCTAACCCCCGCCCAAGTGGCGCGCGCCCATGCCGATGACGCGCTTGCCGAGGAGTGCCAGCGCCGCGCCAGGGCCGCTCAGGAGGCGCTACAGCATCCGAACCTAGACCAACCGGGCCGGGAATACCTGGAAGCCCTTGTAGCCCGTTTTAACGCGCTCTCAGGCCGGTTGCGCGGCAACACCCCATGACAGGAGCCTCAGCCATGCCAAAGCCGAAACCAAACCGCCTGCGCGGGCGTCCCGAGAAAGCCGTGGCGGTGGATTTAGGTCCTGCCCAGCGCCTGGCCAATGGCACGGCATGGGTCGCCTACCGGGCGGACCCTGAAAACCCTGGACGGCCTTCTGTGAGGGCGGCGGGCGCCAAGGTGATTTATCATCAGCTTTGGACCGCCGGGCACTTGACAGACGAACAGCACGAGGCGGCAGATCGCTACCTGACGCGGCTGGAGGTGGCAAGCGGCGCCAAGGTGGACACGCGCGGGCATGGAGCGGCAAGCTATGGGCCAACTGCTGCTCAGGTGGCGGCGCTGGCTGACTTGCGGATAGCGGACGCGGTGATAGGGCCGCTGCCCTTGGTGAAGGCGGTCTGCACCGTCATTGGCTGGAATATCTGGCCACCTGATTTGGAAGTGCGGGATTTCAAGGGCGCGATGCAGCGCGTGGCGGATGTGTGGGGGATGTGAGAAACCACATAAACAACGCTTGACAAGCCCCTGATTTATTTGTAGGGGGGGCATATTCTGTATTTCTGCGCCCGGAGCCTCACAAGGCTACCGGGCTTTTTTATGCCCGAGGCTGTCTCCTGCGCTTGACCCGGCAGGCGTATCGCCTCGACCAGCGCGAAAGCGTCAACACGGGCCGAGGGTTCAGTCTTTTTCCGTGATGGTCGGGACCGGAAACTAAATGCCAAACCCCTACTATCAGACAGCCGAATGGAAGGCGCTACGCCTCGCAGCACTACGCCGCGATGGCTTCCAATGCGTCATAGCCGGGTGCGACGCCCGCGCTTCAGTGGTGGATCACATCAAACAACGCGACGCCGGCGGGGCCGATGCGCTGCCAAACCTGCGAAGCCTTTGCCATCGCCACCACAACATGCGCCCGCGCCTCTATGCGGGCCGTGTAGCCGGATGCGATGCTGACGGGTGGCCAATACCAGCCCAGCCAGCCAAGCCTGCCCATCGGCCACGCTTCGGGCGGCAGAAGGAATGATATGCCTCGGCAAAAGATACCTACGCCACGCTTGCTTAACTGCCGGGTGTGTGCGGAGGTTTTGCCTCAATCCGGCTTTCGCGTAGCATTCTGCGGAGACGATTGCCGAAAGCAATACGCACGAGACTATGCTCGGCGATGCAATGTGGTTGCGACCTCAAGCAAGCGTTCCGAGCGTAATTGTCAAGAATGTCAGTCAATTTTTACCCCGATTTACGGGGACAAGCGCCGCTCTTTTTGCAGCGCGATTTGTCTAAAAAGAAACACAGGAAGGGTTCAAAAGGCCAAAAGGCGTGCAAAAATTCGCGCGGTAAAAATTGAGGCGGTTAACCCGATAAAAGTTTTCAAGCGAGACGGTTGGCGATGTCACATTTGCGCTTGTGCTACACCAATGGTGCATCGAGGAACGCAAAAGCCGACGGCTCCTGAGTTAGATCATATCGTTCCGTTGTCTTTGGGTGGCGATCATAGCTATGGCAATACGGCTTGCTGTTGCCGGCAATGCAACCACCGTAAAGGCGCGCGGATACTAGGGCAGCCTTCGCTGCTGGCAGCGTAGCCCCCCCCTGATGGGGGGTATCAAATCTCCATATTGGGGGCGGACACCGAATATGGGGGCCTCCGCGCACAGCGCCGCGAAATGGAGACCGGGGGTCGAATGACTGTTGAATGGCCGGCAGACAAGGTAGAGCGGCGCCCGATTGATGCGCTGATCCCTTACGCCAGGAACGCCCGCACGCATTCCGAGGAACAGGTGGCGCAGATTGCCGCCTCGATCCGCGAATGGGGCTGGACGGTGCCGGTGCTGGTGGATGAGGCCGGCGGCATTATTGCTGGCCATGGGCGCGTTATGGCGGCGCGCAAGCTTGGCTTGGCAGAAGTGCCGGTGATGGTTGCGGCTGGATGGTCTGAAGCGCAGCGCCGGGCCTATGTGCTGGCGGATAATAAGCTGGCGCTGAATTCCGGGTGGGATACCGCCATGCTGGCCGGTGAGTTGAAAGGGCTGGCCGATCTAGGCTTTGACGCCGCGTTGACGGGGTTCTCTGCGGATGAATTGGCCGCGCTTACTGTTGAGCAAACCGAAGGCCTAACCGACCCGGACGAGGTGCCGGAGGTGCCTGTCGATCCGGTGAGCGTCCTGGGCGATGTGTGGTTGCTGGGTCGGCATCGGATTGTCTGCGGCGATTGCACCGATCCGCTGGTGGTCGACAAGGCGCTGGCCGGCGTGAAGCCGCATTTGATGGTGACGGACCCGCCGTATGGGGTGGAGTATGATGCCTCGTGGCGGTTAAAGGCTGGCATTCACAAGGCGCACCAGACCCGCGCAGAAGGTAAGGTTCTAAACGACGATAGGTCCGACTGGCGCGAGGCTTGGGCGTTATTTCCCGGCGCCGTGGCTTATGTGTGGCATGGCGCGCTGCATGCAGCCAACGTGGCCGAAAGCCTAGAGGCATTGGGCTTCCAGATCCGTTCGCAGATCATCTGGGCAAAGAACAGCCTTGTGATGGGGCGCGGGCATTATCACTGGCAACACGAACCCTGCTGGTATGCCGCAAAGGGCAGCGCCAATTGGACTGGCGACCGCAAGCAGTCCACGCTCTGGCAAATCCAAAACATGCACCGCACTCAGGGCAGCGTGGATGACGGTAAGACCAACCACTCCACGCAGAAGCCGGTCGAGTGCATGAAGCGCCCCATCGAAAACAACAGCAGCTTCGGCCAGGCGGTTTATGAGCCGTTTTCGGGTTCGGGCACGACCATTATTGCGGCAGAAATGACAGGTCGCTCATGTCACGCCATTGAGTTAAACCCAGCCTATGTGGATGTCGCCATCAAGCGTTGGCAGGACTTCACTGGCCAGCAGGCCACGCTAGAAAGCGATGGCCGCACCTATGCAGAACTTGAGGCTGAGCGCATCGGCAAGAAGGCAGCATGACTGCCGGCCGCAAGCCTAAGCCGACACACCTAAAGCTAGTCACCGGCAACCCAGGAAAGCGCGCGCTTCCGAAGGCTGAAGCTAAGACGGCGCCCGCGCTACCTTCCCCGCCGCCTCACTTGGCGGACGAGGCCAAGGTGGAATGGGGCCGGGTGTCTGAGGAACTTTACAAAATCGGCTTGCTGTCCGGTGTGGATCGCGCCGCGCTTGCCGCCTATTGCCAGGCCTATGCGCGCTGGGTGCAGGCGGAGCGCGCGATTGCTGAAATGGCGAAGCGAGATCAGTTGACCGGCGGCTTGATGATTAAGACCACGAACGGAAATGCAATTCAGAACCCGCTTGTCGGCACGGCGAACAAGGCCGCGACTGACATGGTGCGCTTCGCCGCAGAATTTGGGATGACGCCAAGTGCCAGGAGCCGGATTAACGCCACGCCGCCCGGCGAAGGCGCCGAAGACCCCGCCGCCCGGTTCTTTACCGGATGAAGCAACCGCCTGGGCAAAGGACGTCACCGCCCGCCGCATAGTAGCCGGCCCGCATGTGCGGAACGCCTGCAAGCGGCACTTGGCAGACATGAAAGGCGCCAAGGCGCGCGGCCTGACTTGGGATGTTGACGCGGCGAACCGCGCCATTGCGTTTTTTGAGGTGGTGCTGAGGCTGAATGGCGGGCAGTTTGAGGGCCGCCCGTTCAAGCTTCACGCATCGCAGAAATTCATCGTTGGCAGCCTGTTCGGTTGGCGCCGGAAGGATGGCAGCCGCCGCTACCGGCGGGCCTATATCGAGATCGCCAAGGGCAACGGGAAGAGCCCGCTCATGGCCGGCGTCGGCATGTATTGCCTGACGGCCGACGGTGAGGACCGGGCAGAGGTTTACGCGGCGGCGTCAAAAAAGGACCAGGCGATGGTCCTATTTCGGGACGCGGTTGCGATGTTTCAGCAGTCGCCCGCGCTATCGGGACGGCTGACGCCTTCCGGGGGCAACCCGGTTTGGAATTTGGCGGACTTAAAGACGGGCAGCTTTTTTCGCCCGATTTCTTCCGATGACGGGCAGTCTGGCCCGCGCCCCTCATGCGCCTTGTGCGACGAGGTGCATGAGCATCGCAACGGCACGATGATTGAAATGCTGGAGCGCGGGTTCAAGTGGCGCCGGCAACCGTTGCTCATTATGGCGACCAATTCCGGCAGTGACCGGCAATCGGTTTGCTGGCAGGAGCATCAGCACGCGGTCCGGGTGGCAGCCGGGACGCGGGAGCCGGACGAGGCATATACCTTCGTCGGGGAAGTGCTGGACGATGAAGCCTTCTCCTTCGTCTGCGGTTTGGACCCCGGCGATGACCCGCTAGAAGACCCGGCCTGTTGGGTAAAGGCGAACCCGCTGCTAGGCGTCACGGTTCAAGAGGACTACCTCGCCGGAGTGGTGCGGCAAGCCAAGGCGATACCCGGCAAGCTGAACAACATCCTTCGTTTGCATTTTTGCCAATGGACGGAATCAGACACCGCATGGATGTCGCGCCCGGCGCTTGAAGCAGTTCTGAGTGAGTTTGAGCCGGAAACAGAGCATACCGGCGAGCGGGTTTTCTGCGGGCTGGACCTTTCCGCAACGCAAGACTTGACCGCGCTGGCCTTTGTTGTCCCCACCGGCTTTGTGGATATGCCGGGCGAGGATGGCACCACGGCGCGTTTGCCGACCTTTGACGCTTGGGTTGAGGCTTGGACGCCTGGCGATACGCTGGCCGAGCGCGCGTTACGGGACAACGTGCCCTACGATCTTTGGGTTAAGGACGGCTTTCTGAATGCCGCGCCTGGCCGAATGGTGCGCTTTGATTTTGTCGCCGCGCGCTTGGCGGAATTGGTCGGGCTCTATGAAATCGCCGCGGTGGCCTATGACAGCTACGGCTTCAAGCGGCACTTTGAGCCGGAGCTTGATGGCCTTGGCGTGACGCTGCCCATTGTGGAGCATCCGCAAGGCGGCAAAAAGAAGGGCGCGCAAGGGCTATGGATGCCCGGCAGTAAGCTGATCTTGGAGCAGCTTATTCTCGAAAAGCGGATACGGTTGCGGCGGTCGCCGGTGCTGATTTCTGCGATGATGAGCGCCACAACGGAAAATGATCCGTTTGGCAATTTTTGGTTTTCCAAGCGCAAGGCGGTGAACCGCATTGATGCTCTTGTCGCGCTGGCGATGGCAGTAGGGGCCGCGACAGCGCAGGCTGAAGCGCATTCGTATCTTGAAACCTCGGAGATGGTGGTCCTGTGAAATGAACTTGATCACGCGCCTTCGAGGGGCGCTTTCCTTGCGATCTGCGCCGCGCCCGTTTGAAGAGGTTATGGCGCGCATAGATGAAGCCTATGGCGCGACGGTTGCCGGTCTTGCGGTGACGCCACAAACCGCATTGCAGGTGGCGACGGTGCTGGCGTGCGTGAAGACGATTGCGGACGGATGCGCCACGCCTGCTTTGAATGTGTTTCGAGAAGACGCCAGCCGGCGGCGCCAGCTTGCGCGCAACATTCCAGAGTTTCGGATGTTGTCCCGTCGCCCGAATGAATGGCAGACTAGCTTCGAGTTTCGTCGCACGATGACGCTTCACGCGGCGCTTACGGGCGATGCCTTGGCGGTCAAAGTCATGGCCGGCAATCGGGTGCGGGAATTGATCCCGGTGCGGCCTGGCAATTACCAGATCGACCGCACGGCGCGCTATCAGGTGCGGTATCGCATTCATGATGAATTTGGCTTTATTGGCGAGCTTGGGCCGGATGATGTGTTTCACTTGCCGAATTGGCAGTGGGATTTCTGGCGCGGCCTGAATGCGGTGCGGCTTGCGGCCTCGGCAATTGGGCTTTCCATGGCAGCCGAGCAATCACAGGCCAAGCTGCATGAGAACGGCGGGCGTCCGGCGGGCATTCTAACGACTGAGGCTAAGCTAGACAGCGCTGCTATGGAGCGCCTTCGGGCATCCTGGCAACGCTTTACAGCGGATAAGCGCAGCGGCACGGCTATCCTTGATAACGCCATGAAATACATGCCGATGGCGATGACCGGGGTGGACGCGCAGCATGTCGAGACGCGGCGCTTGCAGATTGAGGAAATATGCCGCGCCTTTGGCGTGTTTCCGATCATGGTGGGGCATTCCGATAAGAGCGCGACCTTCGCCAGTAGCGAGGCATTCTTTGCCGCGCATCTGAAGCACACTTTGGCGCCGTGGCATCAGCTTTGGCTGCAACGCCTGGATGAGTTTTTGCTGGATGGCTCCGGGCCGCTTTGGTGCGAGTTTGACACGCGCTATCTGACGGCGGGCAGCATGGCGGATCGCGCGGTATGGGCGCGCGCAATGGCGGAACTCGGCATTTATACCCGCAACGAATTGCGAGATGAGGAAGGCAAAGACCCGCTGCCCGGCCTTGATGAGCCTTTGACGCCTGCGAACATGAATGGCGCCCCCGCTTCGCCCGAGCCGGAAGCCCCGGCGGTTTAAGCAAAGGAAATTGGCATGACTGAAAACCGCGAACAGGGCGCGCGGCGTGAAACGCGCGACTTTGCGCTTGCCCTTCGCGCGGCAGGCGAAGAAGGCGTCATCGAAGGCTTTGGCTCTGTGTTTGGGCAGGAAGACACTTATGGCGATGTCGTGGTGCCGGGCGCATTTGCGGCCAGCCTTGCCGAGCATCGCGCGGCGGGCACTATGCCGGCCATGCTTTGGCAACACCGGCAGGATATGCCGATTGGTGTTTGGGAAAGCATGGACGAAGACCAGCGCGGCCTTCGCGTGAAGGGGCGCTTGGCGATGGACGTGGCTCAGGCGCGTGAGGCTTTCGCGCTTGTAAAGGCCGGCGCCATTTCTGGCCTGTCTATCGGCTTTATGACCAAAGAAGATGAATACGATCCCAAAACGAACATCCGCACAGTGCGGGCGGTTGACCTTTGGGAAGTCTCGCTTGTGACTTTTCCGGCGGCGAAATCGGCGCGCGTGACGCGCGTGAAGGCCGCTGCAATTGATGAAATTCTCAAACCTTCCGACGCGGAGCGGTGGTTGCGTGATGTAGCCCCGGACGTGTCGAAGTCTCAGGCGACGGCGCTTGTGTCTCGCCTGATGCGAATGGGTGCTGAACGGCGAGAGGCCGAGATCGCAACCGAGCGCGCAAACAAGGCAGCCGAGAGGCTGTTGCGTTCCCTGCAATCTTGATCCTGAAAGGAAACCCTCATGTCTGAGGCCCTGACTGGCGCCATTGAAAAGATCGGCGCCGCTTTTGAAGAATACAAGGCGACGAATGATGCGCGCCTTGCCGAACTGGCCAAGCGTGGCGCTGCTGACCCGCTTCTGGACGAAAAGCTGTCGCGCATTGATGCGGTGCTTGATGCCCAAGCGGAAATCAAAAAGCGCATCGAACAGGCTGAAACCCGCGCCGCGCGTCCGGGTGGCGCTGGCGAGGCTGGCGCTGGTGCTGATACTGCCGAGGCGCTTGCCTATCGCAATGCGTTTCTCGGATGGGTGCGTAACCCGCGCGACCCGCGTGCGGAAATGCGGATGCGCGAAACAGCGAAGGCGCTGCAAACCCGCGCGATGAACGATGACGGGTTTGAAACTCGCGCGGTTCAAACCGTGACCTCTACCGGTTCCGCCGGCGGTTTTGCTTTGCCGGAAGTAATCGAGCGCACGATTGCTCGTTTGTCTGTGGACATTTCTCCCATCCGGCAGATTTCCACGGTTCGCACGGTTGGCAGTCCTGATTACAAAGAACTGTTCGACGTGAATGGCGCGGCGTTTGAATGGGTTGGTGAAGCTGGCACTCGCAGCCAAACCAATACGCCTGACTTGGCCGAAGTCGCGCCTACCTTTGGGATGGCTTCTGCCCGCCCGCGCGCCTCGGAAGAAAGTCTTGATGACCTGTTCTTTGACGTCGAAAACTGGCTTGTTACCAGCGCGGCGGAAGCCATGGCGCAAGGCGAAGGCGTTGCCTTTGTTTCTGGCAACGGCACCAATCGCCCGACCGGCTTCCTTGCCGGTCCGACGCCTGTAACGACTGCTGACGCATCGCGCGCCTTCGGCACGTTGCAGTATGTGGCTTCTGGCCAGGCGGCGGCGATGCCAACCAGCCCGGACATCTTCTATGATCTGGTCTATTCGTTGCGCGCCCGCTATCGCTCTAATGCGCGGTTTGTCACCTCGAAGCTGGTTCTTTCCGCCCTTCGCAAATATCGTGAAGGTTCCGGCACGGGACAGTATCTGTGGCAGCCTTCGCTTTCCATGGGCCAGGCTGAAACCTTCCTCGGCTATCCGATCACTGAGGCTGAGGATATGCCGGCGGTTGCGGCGAACGTGTTTCCGATTGCCTTTGGTGATTTCCGTGAAGGCTATTTGATTGCGGATCGCGTCGGGATGCGTATGACCCGCGACGAAATCACCCTGCCGGGCTTTGTGCAGTTCTACATCCGCAGGCGCGTGGGCGGGCGTATCCGTAACTCCCAAGCCATCAAGCTCCTTCGCATTAGCGCGACCTGATTGGAGGCTATTATGTCAGAAGATCAGGTGATCGCAATTGTCACGGTGCCCTTTATCGGGGCGCCGGACGGCGAAGTGTATGGGCGCGAATTTGCCGTGGGCGATGAAGTCCACGGTGAACTCGCGGCGGTTGCTATTCGGGAAGGCTGGGCAGAAATGCCCGGCCAACCGAAGGCGAAGAAAAAAGCCGAGGGCTAACCCATGGCTGAAGAGCGTCGCGCCATGTCTCCAGAGGTTATCGAACAGATGATTGCGCGCGCTGCCAAACAGGGCGCGCGTGAAGCATTGCAGTCTGTTGGCTTGCATGACGAAAACGCGGGCGAGGATATGAAGGAATTGCGAAACCTTCTCGACGCCTGGCGCTCCACCAAAAAGACTGTTTGGAGCCAAGTCGTTAAGGCAATGACCATGGCGGTGCTGGGCGCGATTGCAGCGGGCGCTTTTCTGCAATTGAAGTGACTGCGTTGATGATGGCGCGAAAGGACAAACGAAATGGCAAGTCTGATTTACAATTCGTTCTGGGATGATGTCATTCGCGGCGTAATTGATATGGACGCGGTGACGGTCAAGGCAATGCTGGTGACGTCCAGCTATGCCGAGAATAAGGACACACACACCAAGCGCAGCGACGTGACGAATGAAGTCTCTGGCGCTGGCTACACGGCGGGCGGCGTTACCTCTGCGGTGACGGTGACTAAAGACACTGCGAATGACCGCGTAGATATTGCGCTTGGGCAAGTAAGCTGGGCGAACTCCACCATCACGGCGCGAAAGGCAGTTTATTACGTTTCGCGCGGTGGTGCGGCAAGTGCTGATGAATTGATTGCGGTGAACGATTTTGGTTCGGACGTTGTGTCAAGCGGTGGCACGTTCACGCTGAACGCTTCCACGGTTCGCTTGCAGAATTGAGGCTGAGAAATGCAGATGACGATTACAGCGCTTCCAGCACGGGCTAACACCGGCTCCGGCACCGATCAGCTTGCGGTTGAGACCATTGACGGCAAGCTGGCCGGCGTGGTCCGCACCAGCGATGATGCAGGGCTTGGCAAGGAAATCGCAACTCAGGCCACGCTTGAGGAAATAGCCTTCGCCATTCACAATCTCGCGTCGCTTCTCGGATTTCTGAACCCCGATGCCGCTGGCCGCTTGCGGGTGCTGACCGATGCCGGCTCAGCGGTGGGCACCGTCAACACGGTTCTAACACTCAACACGATGACCAACCAAACACAGATCGGCGGTATCGCC